CCATATGCGAAGTCCTGGTGTTGGGTTCCATGGTAGGGCTCCTTTTGCCACGTATCTCGAACCAAATCTATCATAGGCAAGTCTACCGACAAGCGCCGGATCATGGTGCATGATTTTAAGCATGTTATCTAGCGTGTTCTTAGGTCGACCATTCTCGTCGTACTTTAAAGTCGAACTTTTCATCCAGTCGACGTTCGTTAACGCATTAGGGTCGAGGTCGGATGTCTCAGCGTGAGCCGATACATCCGTAATAATATCAGCAAATACATTTGATGCCGATTCTCGGGCGCGAGCCATGTTGAGTTCATTAACGACTACCGTATCTTGCATAGCTAGTTTAGACATAGCCATGTAAGATGGCAGTTTGTGCCCAGGTGTCCCATCCTTAGCCGTCTCGTCTAAGCTGTGGAACTTATGCAGCCGGATAAGGTCAAAGGCATTAACCAATTGACCACTGCACGGGTCAGTATTATGGTGACTGAACAGGAATGTATCGTCATCATAAATAACCGCCCCGGCTACCGTTGAGCCAGTAACGAACGTTAAGCGGTCCTCGCTGCCGTCAACATCGACATATGCATGAGGTATGAATTTATCGATTGCCTCACGGATACCATATATTCGACAAAAGGCACCTACGATACCTGGTTTTTCTCTCGGATCAGCTTGCTTTGCAAGTAACTGCTTTTCATGCTGCGATGCTTCTTTACCAGGTACCTGTGGCCAAGAACGCACATCGCGCCAATCAGTATATTGGCCGAGCATACCGTCAGCAGATAAGAACGCCTTATCGCCTACATAATATACATATTGCGCATCGTTAGGACATGATGGCCAGTACATAAGCCGAGAAGCTTCGAACGTAGTTCCATCCATCATACCGATGCCGATGAGCTCCGCCAGCTTACGGGCGATAGGCTCATACTCGTCAGGTGTCATTGTTCTATCAGTCGGGACGATAACACGTAACCGCGGACGATGCACAGTGTGAGAACGGGTTGAGTAGATGACATAAGCCATGCCTAGGCTGTCAATCGTGCGGGCGACGTTCTCAGTTTCCCCAGGCGACATGGCATCCATATCAAGAGTAATCAGGTCACGCCCAGACACGTTAATAGCTTTACGCTGCAGACCGTTTAACGCACCACCAACAAAGCCACCTATGTCCTTTAGCTTGCTTTTCTCAGATTTTGGCAATCTGTGGTACTCGTCCACGGTTTCTGTTGTACGAACGGGGATTTTGAGGCGTTCACAAAACTCGGACCACAACATCTCCGTACGGGTCCATTGCTTTGATGTGCGACTCGCACCGATACTGATGGTAATCAGTTTATCGTTTTGCAAGTGTATCCCCTCCTAATCTTTCATATAATAGTCGTTAGTAAATCCTGCGGATGATAATAGTAGCCCATCTGCCCAAGGTATGGCGATTGAGAATATAGCATTAACATCATCCAATGTTGATTCTGCGTTATACTTGTTGATTTCAAGTACAGCTTCATCATGGATGTGCATGATAATTTGATATCCTACATCCTCCAATCGGCGCAACGTCAATGCTAAGCAATCTCGAGCGACTGCTTGTGTGATGTTTTCGACTAATTTGCCTCCATAGGTACTTTCAGTAACCCATGCAGCATTTACTTTAGTCTTAAAATGTACAGCATCCTTACCGAATGCATTTTGCTTAATGCTTGGGCTAGGATAAAATAGCTTACGTCCGCTAGGTAGTTCAATCGTCATATATCGGTATCCATATATTGGATCAATTTCCAAACGGAACATAATGCCATGGTCAAGGCCTATAGGATTCCCGGTAGTAACGGTGTACACGGCCGCATTTTCAACGGCATACCATAAATCTCGTATTCTAGGTGATGCGTTACGCCACAAATTTACGATTTCAGGTAATTCTTCTTCATGGAGCCCCATATCAAGAGCGCCCATAGCTTTTAATGCATTCACTCCGCCTTGATAGCCGAGTGCCAATTCAGCGACTTTACCTTTCTGTCTAAGATGCCCATTCTCGCCATGTTTAACAACGGGAACCCCGAACATCGATGATGCGGAAGCACAGTATATGTCTCCGCCCTCAGCAAATACACGTTGCCGCCAATGTTCTCCCGATAACCATGCAATGACTCGAGCCTCAATGGCTGAAAAGTCGGCCACACATAATGTATTGTCCTTTTCAGCAATAATTGAGGTACGAATTAATTGAGATAGCGTATCTGATACATCACCGTATAGAAGTTCTAACCCTTGACGGTTTTTGGTCTTAACGAGATGCCGAGCCGTGTCGAGGTTCTCGATGTAATTTCTCGGCAGGTTCTGCACCTGGATAAGACGACCCGCCCAGCGCCCGGTACGGTTAGCACCATAGAACTGTAATGTTCCTCTGAGACGAAGATCTGCGCCCATAGCACCATCCATCATGGTGTATTTAGATACCGATGACTTCGCGAGTTTCTTCCGAATCATAAGCACTTTTGCTGCAACGTCATCAGCATCCATCAGAGCATCGGCCACAGTGTCCTTAGTTAACTTCTCAAGACTGACATTAGTATTATTGTTTAGCCAATCAAGTAATTGATTCCGACTGTTAGGGTTGTTAAGTCCAGTGATTTGGTAAGCCTCATTCATCAGCATTTCGCGATTTTCTTCGTCAATGAATAGGGCACCCTCAACCAATTCATGGTCGATGCGCACCCCTCTACTATTGATTTGGATATCAAGATACCAATCTTTCCATGTATCATCAGGTACAGGGAACGAGGCTAATCTGTGATAACATTCCATCTCGGTCACAACGTCCTGGCGGTTATACTCGATAAAAGCATTCCATTTATCCATATCGTGTCTAGGCAGATTACGGGTACGTCCCCCATTACGTTTAGTAGGCTTACATGGTGTACAAAAGTACTTGATAAGTGCTTTCCCCGATGCGTCCTTTTTCTTATCCTGAGGTAATCCCAGGGCCTTGCCGAGTAAAGCTAGGCCCATAGGATATCCTAGGTAGGCACCGTGAATCATCGTGCACTGCCACTGATCAACAGATGTGAGTAAACCTGCACGATTTAGACACGTAATTTCAAATTGTGCATTGTAAGCGTGCTTGATTACATCTGGGTTTAATAAATCACGAATTACACTGTCAGGAATTACTCCTTCCTGTGCTAAATCTACGACTTCAACATGGCCAAAGTCGTAGGAATACGCAAATAATAATATGGCGAAATCAGGCGATTCAGTATATTTGTACACTCCGAATGAGATATCAGTCGATGAATATGTTTCAATATCAATACTTAGATGCCTCATATCAGGCACCTATTAGTAAGGTTGACCAGTTACAGGGTTAATGCCTACAGGAGCTTGTTGTACAGATTGCTGAGGTATCGTAGCATATGCCGGTTGTACATAACCTTGTTGAGCTGCTTGTTGTTGCACAGGCTGACCTGCTGCTACTGGAGCACCAGTATAAACATTAGCCGCACTACCTTGAGGTGCACCAAATACAGAGGATGCTGCAACAGGCATGCTGCCCAACGCTTCACCATCGCGTACTTTTTGAACAGGGCCCAAACCACATCCGATACCAGTGGATTGATTGGAGTAGAAGAAGAATCGAACGAGTACATTGACATACATGCCGGAGTATACTTGCGTAGGATTTGTGAGAGGATTACCTTGAAGATCTACTACTTCAACTTTATAGCTAGCATCTTGCGCTGCTGTAAATACCCAATGACCTTTACATTCAGGACCAAACTCCTTACCAGATTGTGTGTAACCATCACCGTCATGAATTGGTACTTTAGGCTGTGCTGGAACACGTGCACCGAATTTGGTACGCGCGGCTTGAATGGCAGCCTCGATAGCATTCATAAGTGCTTGGTGTTGAGCTACATCAGTTTTAGGCAAAAGAATCGTAGCTGAATATCTAGGTTTAGCACCAGGCTGTGTGGAATTAGCCCAAGGTTCTAATAGATGGCAATAGGATACACGAACATTTTGCAATAATACTTCAGTTGGTTGTGGAACGAATGACATAATTAATTACCTCCATTATTATCATTAGATACATTAAATATTTGCGCCGCAGTAGGTTGATTGGTAATCCGAGGGCGCTTATCGGATTCCTCAACTAGGGTAGGCTTGCCTGCTTTCTTAACTATCATGTCGCCTACCATATCATTAAATTGGGTTTTACCGATGGTCTTTTCCATCTGAGCCAATGTTAATGTCTTGCGTTCATATAGAATGCTTTCATCGATGCCAGCTTTGATTAAAGTATCAATAGCAGCATCGGTGTCTTGAAATGCCCGACTACCACGACCCTCTACGGCTTTCCAGCCAGGGACTGTCACCCCATTAAGAGATTCAGTGAGTGCGTAGTCTTTCATATCCTCGAGCCAAGCAGCGACGTCTTTCCCTCGACGAAGGTATTCACCGAGTTCTGTCATCGAGATAAGCCGAGGATCATGATTAGCAACTAGCGCACTGTGCAATGAATCGTTTGCATCATATCGGGCTTTGCACTGTTGTTTCGCCCTGCAGAATCTGCACCAGTCGCCGGGTTCAAATTTACCGTTGCCAGACATAGCCTCGTCTGCACGAGGTTTGACGAATGTATTCCCCCACTCCAGGAGTTCTGCCGTAGGGATTTCCCATTCACTGATGTTATTAACACGGGGCTGCACGATAGTCATTTTGACCGTATTGAACATATAGAGTAATCTATATGCATCAATCGCACCAAGGGCATATAACATCATTTGCGGATTGTGTTCCGCATCAACGACCACCCCTTTTCCGTGCTTATAATCAACGATGTGCAAGGTATCGCCGGATAGGATGATACAGTCAGCCGTGCCGAATCCATCGGGTACATAACGGCTAAAGTCAACGCGTTTTTCAATGGCCACTACTGGAGTTGCCATGCAACCTAACATAACACCTTTGACATATTCAAGGTATGTTTCCGAAGTATCGTCCATTTCTGGTTGCCACAATTCATCTTTTTTGATTTTGTTGAACTTGCGAGTGTATGTGGATTTCGCCATGGCCGTGGTATACTTCTGTAGTTTTAACTCACACAGTTCGTGTGCCAGGGTTCCTTCCTTTGCATACACAGATGTACTATCGGGAAAGTTCTCCTCTAAGAGAGGGGCAGCTGTACAATGCAGCCACCGGTGCGACCCCGATGCGTTTAATAATGCATGTGATCGAGGTGCCATTAGATTCTTGCCCCCAATCCTCTAATTGCATTTACTAATTCAGGGTATCTATCCTCAGGTACTTGACCTAAGTATTGAACCCCGAATTGTGTCATCAACTGTTGCAATTCTACAGCTTTACCAGCATCAAGTAATGGCGCAAGAGCCGCTTGAATTTCAGGCAATGTATACTTCTTAACTTCCTGAGATACTGGAGCGGTGACTGGTGTTTGTACAGGTGTTTGCACAGGTGCGGTAACTGTTTGTACCGGAGTATCAGTTGCCACGTTGACAGTTGGTGCTGTAATGGCTACTTGAGTAGGAGTAACTTGTACAGCTGCATTAGGTGCCGTCATGGATATGGAGTTTGGTTGCACCGCTACTGTTGTAGTAGGTACACCTTGATTTGTATCTTGTGGAGCTAGATTAGATACGCACACGGACGGTGTCGCTACTGTAGGCACTACCGTGTCCACTATGCCAGGGGCTTTATCATCCATAGCTCTGTCGTTATCTACAAAACTTCCGAATTGATTTAACACAGCTTTTAGCTGATTATATACATCTAGTACATTAACTCCTTGAACTTCAACTTTAATCATTGTTTAAATCCTCCTGAATATTAATAATTGATTGGTTGTAATACGATTCTTTTAACTCAAATCCTAAAGCCCTACGACCCATACGAAGTGCCATAACTGGTACAGTACCGATACCGGCAAACGGATCAAGTACGATATCATTCGGATTACTCCACAATTCGATGCATCGAGCCACAGTATCTAGCTGTAGCGGGCAAATATGACGTTCGTCCTTATTGTCTCGAGCTGCTTTATAATTCAGCGTATGTGTTTGACGGATATCGGCCCATACGGGATTAGCATATCGGCGCCATACTTGATGGCTATATATAGGCTCCGTATTGTATTTTTGCTTTTTATCAAACAAAACTGGATTGGGCGCAGGTCTTTCAATTCCTTTGATTCCCTCAGGTTCCTCTTGACCGAAAAACTGGGTAAACCCTTCTGGATGCGCGATGGGCTCCGGATTGTCACCAGGTTTACGCAATGTAACGATGTAATCAGGCGCCCCCATACGGCACATGGCAGAATCTTTTACAATTTGCTTATGTAAAAGCCCTAGAGCCTTTGTCCGAGTAGCCTCAATGAGAGGGTCTTTCCAAATCGTGACTCGGGAATGCATCACGAATCCAGCATCCTGAAAGGCTCGAATAATGTCACCAGGAAAGTCTTTCATTCCGATAACACCGTCCCTGGATTTCGTGAGTGGTAAATCCATACAATGAACTGATACTAATCGCCCTGGCATTATTACACGGTATAGTTCTGCGATTAAATACTTGAAATGTTGCCAAAACTCGATATCAGTAGATGAGTTGCCCATATCCCTATCAGAATTAGAGTAGACATACAAACTACTAAATGGCGGGCTGAATATAGAGTAATGAACGCTATCATCAGGTAGCCCTTTTAGCACTTCTACTGAGTCGCCGTTATAAATTGCAAATCGGGACTCAATTAACTGATTTAGCACGTTCACGTTGTAGGTCCTCCTTTGCTTTCTTATTTAGCGTATGCAGCATTGCAAATCCAAAAAAAGCGGCTACTCCTTTATTCATGCCTGCATCAACGGCTAATCTAATTGATTTAGCTGCTTTTAATTCATTGATGTGGATGACTCTTATGTTATGATCCTTAGCATAAGCTAGCTCCAAATTGCACCCGGTTGAGTTCTCCCATCCGTTGCACAGTATGATTGCATCGCAACCACTTAGAAGGTCAATACACCAGCC